GCCGCCGACTGACGGCAGCCGGGAAGCCGCACAGTCCCGCCCGAAGGCTGCATCGAAGGGTCTCCTGAATGGCACCTTCGGTCCCCTGACCAAGCGCAAGATCAGCGAAGAAACCGCCAAGCGGTATCAATACAAGATCGGCACCTTCAACGGCCAGCCCTGCCAGATCGCCACCTATCACGACGCGGCTGGCACCCCGGTCGCCCAGAAGCTGCGGTTCGCGGACAAGAAGGAAGGGATGCCTTGGGTTGGCGACAAGAAAGCCGCGACCCTGTTTGGTGCCCACCTCTACGGCAAGGGCAAGCGCATCGTGATCACCGAGGGTGAGATCGACGCCATGTCCGTGGCTCAGGCCTTCGGCAACAAGTGGCCTGCCGTGTCCCTCCGCAATGGTGCCGACGGTGCCCGCAAGGACATCGCCGGGGCGCTGGAGTATCTGGCCAACTTCGACGAGATCGTCCTGATGTTCGACATGGATGAACCCGGTCGCCTTGCCGTTGAGGCAGCCGCCGAAGTTCTGACCGGGCAGAAGGTGTTCGTCGCCTCGCTCCCGATGAAGGACGCCAACGAGTGTCTGGTCGCGGGCCGGGTCGATGCCATCATGTCTGGGGTCTACAACGCCAAGCCCTATGCGCCCGCCTCGGTTCTCTTCGGGCAGGCCATCATGGACCGCCTCAAGAACAGGCCGAAGGTGGTGTCGTATCCCTTCCCGAACTGGATGCCCGAGTTCAACCGCAAGGTTCTCGGGATGCGGCTGGGGAACCTTGATGTCTGGACCTCCGGGTCTGGCATGGGGAAGACCACCCTGATCAAGCAACTGCAGCTTCACGTCTTCAAGACGACGGAGTTCAACCAAGCCATCATCCACCTCGAAGAACCCCTTGAGGACACCGCCGAGACCCTTGTCGGTGTGCTGATGGAGAAGCGCCTGAACCTCCCTCAGGTGCGCGAAGAGGTGACCGAGGAGCAGATCGAGGATGCCGCCAAGGAGTTGTTCTTGGCGACCGACGACGTGGGCAACAACCGCATCTACCTCCATGACGCCTTCGGGTCGATGGGGTCGGATGAGAACCTGATGAACCGCATCAGGTATTACGCCCACGCCCACAACTGCAAGTTCATCTGGATCGACCACCTCTCCATCCTTGTCTCTGACATGGGTGAAGATGGCGATGAACGGCGGCGCATCGACGCCCTGATGCACAACCTCAAGACCCTCACGGTCGAGCTTGGCATCTACATCGGCCTCATCTCCCACCTGAAAAAGGCGGGTGGCAACACGTCCTTTGAAGAGGGCGCGGTGCCCTCGCTCGATGATCTCCGGGGTTCCGGGGGCATCAAGCAACTGTCCGACTCCGTCTACGCGATCAGCCGCAACCAACAGGCTGACACCGAGATGGAACGCAACACCGCGCAAGTCCACGTCCTCAAGTCCCGATACACCGGGGACACGGGGCCGGGTGACTTCGTCTTCTTCAACAAGCTCACAGGCACCTTCGAGCCGGGGATTGACCCGGCCATCATCTCGCAATTCGGACCCGTCGCAGACGACGAGTTCGCGGGACAGGCGAAGGTGCAGGACTTCTGAAAGGCCTGACCCATGAAACTCCTGCGTAAGTGGGTGGACAGCTTTGTCCGCTCATCCATGCCTGCCGACTATGCGGCGGCTTGGTTCCTGTTCTGGCATGTCGTCCCCCATGTGCGGAGACGGTGATGCGGAAACGCTTCGTCTATGACATCGAGTCGGACGGCTTTGTCGCCACCATGACCCGCGTCCACTGTCTGGTCCTCTGGGACTTGGACACCCAAGAGCTTCTGTCCTTCCGTAATGACGGCAACCCCGACAACGCGAAGGCTCTGGAAGACGCGGTGCGGATGCTGGATGAGGCAGAGCTTCGTATCGGCCACAACATCATCAAGTTCGATGAACCCGCAATCGCCAAGATTTACCCCTTCTTCCGGCCCAACCGGGAGGGGGTGGTCTTCGACACCCTGATCGCCACCCGATTGATCTGGCCCAACATCGCAGACAGCGACAAGGGCCGGGTCGCCCGCAGAACCCTCGACGGGCGCAGCATCGGGTCTCACTCTCTGGATGCTTGGGGCCAGCGCCTCGGTAGCTGGAAGGGTGACTACTCGAAGGTCCGTGAGGCTGCCCTCAAGGCGCACCACGAGGCTGCCGGGATGGAACCCCCGACGAAGGACGAGATCGCCGCCTACGTCTGGGGTAGGTGGAACCAAGAGATGCAGGACTATTGCGACCAAGACGTGGTCGTGAACGCCACCCTCTACGGCCACATCCGCAAGAAGGACTACGCCCAGCGCGCCTTCGACGACGAGATGGCGATGGCCATCCTGTGCCAGAAGATCGAAGCCAACGGCTATCCGTTCGATGAAGGTGGCGCACAGAACCTCTACATCACCCTCGGCCAAGAACGGGCTGTCCTCGCTGACCAACTGCGGGACTTCTTCGGGATGTGGGTCGAGAGGGCAGGGGAGGTGAAGACCCCCACCATCAGCAACGCCTCAATCGGGTATTGGGGGAACACCCGGTGGGTCTACCTCGACGATGAAACAGACCTGTCCCCTGAGGATTTCACCAAGGGTGGCCTGCCCAACGCCGCCGCGAAGAACCGTGGTGTGCGCCGGGTCTTCGAGGGCTATCCCTTCACGCCCATCAAGATCATCGAGTTCAACCCGACCTCCCGGTTCCACATCGCCAACCGCCTCAAGGCCCTCTACGGCTGGGAACCTGAGGCCTTCACCCCCGATGGTGAACCCAAGGTGGACGAAGAGGTTCTCCAAGGGCTGACCTTCGAGGCTGCCCCGCTGCTGATCGACTACTTCACCGTAGCGAAACGGGTCGGGCAACTGGCGGAAGGCAAGCAGGGTTGGCTCAAGCTGGTCCGCGAGGGCCGCATCCACGGCAGCTATAACACCGTCGGCGCGGTGACCCGTCGCGCAACGCACAGCAATCCCAACATCGGGCAGGTGCCCGGTGCCACCTTCGACAAGGAACACAACCCGGTTTACGGCAAGGCCGCAGGCTGGGGGACCGAATGTCGGGAACTCTTCGGGGTGCCAAAAGGGTGGTTTCAGGTTGGGACCGACGCCTCGGGCTTGGAGCTTCGCTGCCTTGCCCACTTCATGGGGCGTTGGGACGACGGGGCCTATGGCAAGGTTCTGCTGGAAGGAGACATCCACACAGAGAACCAGATCGCCGCAGGCCTGCCGACCCGTAACGATGCCAAGACCTTCATCTATGCCTTCCTCTATGGGGCAGGCGACGGGAAGATCGGCAGCATCGTGAAGGGGGACGCCTCCGATGGGAAGCGTCTCAAGACCAAGTTCATGGAAGGCCTGCCCGCCCTCGGTGAACTGGTGAAGGCCGTCAAGACCAAGGCCAAACACCACAAGTCCCTCACCGCGCTGGATGGCGGAACCCTGCATGTCAGGTCCGACCACTCGGCGTTGAACACGCTCCTGCAATCTGCCGGGGCACTCATCTGTAAACGGTGGGGTGTGCTGATCGAGAAGGAACTCCTGCGCCGGGGCTATCGCCACGGGTGGGACGGGGACTTCGCCTTCATGGCGTGGGTCCACGACGAATACCAGATCGCCGCCCGCACCGAGGAACTGGCCCATGAAATCGGGGAAATCTCGAAATGGGCAATCGGAGAGACCGAGCGTTACTACGGTTTCCGCTGCCCCCTCGACGCCGAATACAAGATCGGCTCGAACTGGGCAGAGTGCCACTAACCTTCGGGACGTGGCTGTGAAGATGGTGCGGGCTGCCAAAGCCCGTGCTGCCACCGCAGGGGTGCCGTTCAGCCTCACCGCTGATGACATCACCATCCCGCAACTCTGCCCTGTCTTGGGTCTGCCTCTGCTCGTTGGGCAGTCTCAGGCCTCGGACAATTCACCCTCGCTCGACCGGGTCGTCCCCCTTCTCGGCTATGTGCCGGGGAACGTGCTGGTGATCAGCAACCGGGCGAACCGCATCAAGAACAACGCAACCATCCAAGAGCTTCGGCTGGTGGCTGAGTTCTTCGAGCGCCACATCAACACCAACTGGATGAAAGGAACAGCCAATGGCTGAGACCTTCGCTCAGGCCTTCGCCGCCGCCCGCAAGAAAATGGGACCGGGGAAGACCTTCAAGTGGGGTGGCAAGTCCTACTCCACGAACACCAAGGAGGACACCGCGAAGTCCTCCCCGACGCGCCCCAAGGCCCGCCCTGAGGCCAAGGCCCCGGCCACGAAGCCCAAGCCCCGTCCCGAAGCGAAAGCCCCGGCGAAGCCCGCAGCCAAGCCGACGGCCCGCCAAGCGCAGTTCGAGCCGACGACCAAGCCGACCCAAGGCCCCAAGCCGAAACCCGCTGAGACCAACGCCAGCCGCATGGAAGCGGCCAAGGCCGAGGCTGCAGCGCGGCGCACCAAGTCCCGCGAAGCTGCTGGCATCACCGACGGGAAACCGAAGCCGAAGCCCGCAGCCAAACCCGCTGCCTCGGGCGGCAAGCTCCAAGCCATCAAGGACTTCTTCAATGGAGGTGGTCTGGCCGGGAAGTGGGAGCGGGAACGCAAAGCGAAAGAGCGAGGCTGACCCATGACCAAACGCACCCTGATTGTGGATGGCGACATCTACGCATTTCAGGGGGCGGCTGGTGCAGAAGAGGTGACCAACTGGGGCACCGATGACGACGACGGCTGCAAGTGGATTGTGACGGCTGATGAAGCCGTGGCCCGCCGCTATGTGGACAACGCCTTCGAGGAACTCATGGAGAACCTCGACGGCACCGATCTGGTCATCACCCTGTCGGACGCGGAGAACTGGCGAAAGTCGGTTCTCCCCACCTACAAGCACAACCGCTCCACCGCCCGCCGACCGATCATTCTCCCGCAGGTGCGCCAGTATGTGCGCGAGAAGTATCAGGCATGGCAGCGCCCGACGCTGGAAGGCGACGATCTCCTTGGCATCCTCTCAGGGCTGCACTCCCGGTTCCCCGGCGAGAAGGTGATGGTCACCTTGGACAAGGACATGTCCACCCTGCCGGGTCTCCATTACCGCCCCCATAGGTCCATCCTCGGTGTCTTCGAGGTGACCCTTGAGGAAGCCGACCTGTTCCACCTGCGGCAGGGCATCGCTGGCGACCCGACCGATGGGTATTCCGGCTGCCCCGGCTGGGGAATGAAGACCGCCGAAGAGTTCCTTGAAGACCCCTACAAGCTGGTCCCCGAGGAATACACCATCCATCGCGGTAAGAACGCCGGGACGGTGAAGACCCGCTGGGTCCGTCAGGAATGTGACGACCTGTGGGAGTGCATCCTCTCCCTGTTCGCCAAGGAAGGCGTGTCCCCGGAGGACGCCCTCGTCCAGTTCCAAGTCGCCCGCATCCTCCGCACCTCCGACTACGACTTCCAGAAGAAGGAACCCATCCTGTGGCAACCACCGAGAAAACCTGCCTGAATTGCCGCCTCCGTGGCAGTGACAACTGTCCGTCTACCTGCCTTTATGGTCCATCCGAAGAATACCCTAACTGGCAGCCAGAGGATGCCGACATCCCCGCCAGCGACCTCATGGTCACCCGTCAGGACAACGGCGGTCCCACTTTGGATGACGGCCCGGTGAAGTCTGATGGTGGTTCCTCGGCCTACTACAAGCTGCCTCCTGAGGCGACCGATCTGATGGACCTGATTGAGGCCGAAGAGATGTCCTTCGCACGGGGCAACATGTTCAAGGCCCTGTTCCGCCTCGGGAAGAAAGCCGGGACGGACGTGGAGTATGACCTGAACAAGCTCCAGTGGTTCCTTGATCGGATGCGCGACATGCACCGAAAGGACCAGCGCTTGTGACCCTGAGAGGGGGCCTTCGGGCCTCCTCCCAATTAACCCACACCATAGCCAAAAGGAGCCGCGCATGAAGAAAGTGCCTTTCCCCTTCGTGCCTCCTGACCTCGTCAAGGCCCTCGAAGAAGCCTTCCCCGACAGGCTCCCAGATGACCCCGCCATTCCCCCGGCTGAGTTCGCTGCCCTGATTGGGCGGCAGAGCATCATCCGTTTTCTCCAGCGCAAGTTGGAACAACAGGAACAAACCCATCGGAGCCTCTGATGTCACTGAGCAAACCGAACATTCCGCCGCCGCCCGCCGCCGCGCCGCCGACCCCCGACCTGAACCCCGCAGAGCAGCGCATCGGCTCGGAGAACCCGACCGCCGACAAGCTGAACAAGCGCAAGAAGGGCCGCTCGGCTCTCCGCATTGACCTGCAGCACGGCGGCTCTGGCCTGTCGGCTGGGCAGACCGGGGTGAACGTCCCGACCAAGTAAGGAACATGACATGACCACCTCCGCAGCAGCCCGGTATATGGCGCTGGCTTCCATTCGGCAGCCTGTCCTCGACCGGGCGCGGGAGTGTGCGAAGCTCACGCTCCCTTATCTCATCCCTCCTGAGGGGACGACCGAGGGGCAGAAGCTCCCCACCCCGTATCAGAGCGTTGGCGCACAGGGCGTGATTGCCCTTTCGGCCAAGACCGTCACGACCATCCTGCCTCCGAACACCCCGTTCTTCCGGCTGGACATCGAAGAGTTCACCTACAAGGAACTGACCCAGAACCCCCAGATGCGGACTGCAATCGAGTCCGCGCTGTCGATGATTGAGCGCACTGTCTCTCAAACCCTCGAAGCAACTGCGGCTCGGGTCTCGTTCCATGAAGTCCTGCAGCACCTGATCGTGGGCGGCAACTGCCTCGTCCACCTTCGCCCCGACAACACTCTCCGGGTCTTCGGTCTCGACCAGTTTGTTGTCCTCCGCGACCCCGCAGGGAACCCCGTCGAAATCCTCACGAAGGAACAGGTCGCCTTTGAGGCCCTCCCTTCGGACATTCAGGCTCTCCTTCCCGAGAAACAGAAGCGGCCCCGTAAGGGGAACCCCCGCATCCACAGTCTCTACACCCAACTGACGCGGGTGAATGAGAAGCGTTGGGAAGCGATCCAATTCATCGACGACATCCCAATCGAGGGCACCCGTGGTGGCTATCCGACTGACCTGTTCCCGTGGCTTGCGCTGCGCTGGAACCGGGTGGACGGGGAGAGCTACGGACGTGGCCATGCCGAAGCCTTCCTTGGCGACCTCAAGTCCCTTGAAGGCCTCTCGAAGGCCATCCTCGAATACGCAGCAGGTGCCGCAAAGGTCATCCCTCTGGTGAACCCCAACGGTGTCACGGACGAGAGCGATCTCGCCAAGGCAGAGAACTTCGAGTTCGTTTCTGGTGTGGCGCAGGACGTGTCCTTCCTCCGCATCGAGAAGTATGCCGACCTCCAAGTGGCCAAGCAGATGGCCGACGATCTGACCCGACGGGTGGCTCAGAACTTCCTCATGGGAAGCTCGATCCAGCGTCAAGGTGAGCGCGTCACGGCGGAAGAAATCCGCTTCATGGCCTCCGAACTAGAAGCCACCATCGGCGCTGTCTACGCCCTCTTGGCTCAGGAACTGCAGCTTCCCTACGTCCGCATCCTTATGGACCAGATGACGAAGGAAAAGCGGCTGCCGACCCTGCCCAAAGGGATTGTGTCTCCGACCGTAACCACGGGTCTCGACGCCCTGTCTCGTGCCAACGACCTCTCGAAGATGGACCGCCTCGTTGCGGGTCTTCGTGATCTCTATGGCCCCGAGGCTTTGGCCCAAGAGACCAACGTGGGTGACTACGTCCAGCGCCGCGCTGCGGCCCTCGGGCTGAACATCGACGGCCTCGTCAAGTCCCCGGAGCAGAAGCAGGCGGAAGCCGAACAGCGGATGCAGATGGAGATGATGAACCGTCTCGGACCCAACATGATCAACCAAATGGGCGGCATGGCCCAAGCAGGAATGAAGCAAACCGATGAGTGATGAACACACCCCCGCGCCCGAGGTCACCGAAGTGGTCACCGAGGTCACCGAAACGGAACCCGCAAAGAAAGCCCGTGGCAAAGCCAAGGATGCTTCCGAAGATCGCGGCGTTCTGACCGAAGCCGCCAATGGCTTTTCCTTCTACATCAGGAAGTAACGCATGACCGAAGTCGTCATCAAGTCGGCCAAGCCCGCAGAAGACCCGGCACACATCGAAGCGATGGTGGCCAAAGCCGAAGGCCGTGAGCCGGAAGCGAAGTCCCCTGAGGGTGACACCCCTGAGCGTCCCGCTTGGCTGCCCGAGGGTTTCAACACCCCGGAAGAACTGGCTGCTGCCTATGCGGCTGCCACGAAGAAGCCTGACGCCGCCCCGGCTGACAATGCCGACGCCAATGCTGCTGCCGCTGATGCGGTGAAGGCTGCGGGTCTGGACTTGGCCACGCTGGAAGCGAAGGTTCTGGAAAGCGGAACTCTGGAAGATGCGGACTACGCCGCCCTCGAAAAGGCAGGCATCCCCCGCGCAATGGCTGACGCCTACATCGAAGGCCAGAAGGCCCTCGGGGAAGCCCTCACGGCCCGCGTTCAGGGCCACGTCGGTGGCAAGGAAGTGTTCGACCAGATGGTCTCGTGGGCTGCCGCTGGTGGTATCACCGCAGCCGAAGCCGAGGCGTTCAACAGCGTCATCGACTCGGGCAGCGAGGAGCAGATCAAGCTGGCTCTCGACGGCCTCAAGTCCAAGTTCGTTGCCTCTGGCCGGAACACCCCAGCCCTCATTGGCGGTGGCCGCAGCGGTGGCGCGACGGATGTCTACGAGTCCCTTCCGCAGATGATGGAAGATATGCGTGACCCGCGCTACGCCAAAGACCCGGCCTTCCGTGCCGCCGTCGAAGCGAAGCTGTCACGCTCGTCCATCATGTGATGAAGCGCCTCGTGCGTGGCCTCGTCAGGACCGCCGCAAGAGAAGTCCTGAAACGGCAGGCGAAGAAGGCCATCATCAAGGTGATGACCCGAAAGCCTGCCGCCTCGGCCCCCGCTAAGGTGGCCCCCAAACCAACCCCTCGGCCAACTCCGAAGGTGACCCCAAGGGTCGCCCCGAAGGCCGTGCCTAAACCCAAACCCCGAAAGGAACCCACCATGCAAGTGGCTGTTATCGGCGCTCTGCGTCACCTCATCCAGCTTGGCGCTGGTGCCCTCGTTGCCAAGGGCGTGATCGACGCCGCTGGCGTTGAACTGGTCGTTGGCGCTGGCATGTCGCTGGTCACCCTCGGCTGGTATCTGGTCGAGCGCAAGCTGGCTGCAAAGGCCTTTTATCGCAGGCTGACCCTGTCCCCCGCCTAAAGGTGCGTCCTTAGGCCCACCCTCGGTTCCACGGAGCCGGGGGAACCCCCTCTCACGTCCCAAAGCATCCACAATCGGGACTATCCCTGTAAAGGAAATACCATGTCCAACGCAACTGCATCGCGCCTCGGTCAGATCAACGGCGCAGGTGATGCCGAAGCCCTCTTCCTGAAAGTCTTCGCTGGCGAAGTGATGACGATCTTCGAAGCTGAGAACGTCACCAAAGGCCGGACCATGAACCGCGCCATCACGAATGGCCGCTCGGCTCAGTTCCCGATCATGGGCCGCGCGTCGGCCTTCTACCATGTCCCCGGCAACGAAATTCTGGGCGGATCGATCCAGCACAACGAGCGCGTGATCACCATCGACGACGTTCTGGTGTCGCCCGTGTTCATCGCTGAGATCGACGAAGCCAAGGCCCACTACGACGTGCGTTCGCACTACTCGGCAGAAGTGGGTCGTGTTCTGGCTCAGGTCTGGGACCGTCAGGTTCTGCAGGCTGGTGTTCTCGCCGCCCGCACCACGGTCGCCAACATCCCCGGCCAATCCCCGGCTGGCTCGGTGATCACGGAATCGGCTGCCAACGCCTTCCTGAACGCCGACACTCTGGCTGCCGCCTTCTATCAGGCCGCGCAGATCATGGATGAGAAGAACATCCCCGAGTATGACCGCGTCTGCTACCTCGACCCGGCCCGCTACTGGCGTCTCATCCAGTCGAACAACGTCGTGTCGCGTGACTTCGGCGGCACGGGCGACCGGACGAAGGGCACGATCTTCGAGATCGCTGGCATCGAGATCGTGAAGACCAACAACCTGCCGAACACCAACATCACCGCTGGTGTGCAGGCCGGGACGGGCAACAAGTATGTCGGCAACTTCACGAAGACCGCTGGCCTGTTCATGCACAAGTCCGCCGTGGGCACCGTCCAGTTGATGGACCTGTCCACCCGCATGGACTACGACCCGCGCCGTCTCGGGACGCAGGTTCTGTCGAAGCTGGCCGTCGGCCACGGCGTTCTGCGCCCGGAAGCTGCTGTCGAACTGGCTCTGTTCTGATCGACCTAGAGGTGGCCTTCGGGCCAACCTCCTCAACCCCCTCAGGCCTAACCGCTTGGGGGGGTTTTTTTCATACCCCAAACATCAGGACTTCCCCCATGTCGGACCTCGACTCCACGACACGCCTTTCCGCCGTCAACGGGATGCTGGCCACCATTGGCGAAGCCCCGATCAACTCCCTCGAAGACACCTCTCTGGTGGACGTTGCGGTGGCCAAAGGTGCCCTCGACGATGTCACCCGCGCCATCCTTGTGGACGGCTGGGCCTTCAACACCGATGAGGAATACCCGCTGTTCCCTGAGGGGTTCGCCCCCTTCGCCATCACGGTGCCGCCCAACGCTATGGTCTGTCTCCCCTCGCGGGAGTTTGAACACATCACCGTCAGGGGCAACCGCCTCTATGACACGCAGCGCCGCAGCTATGACTTCCAAGGTCACGGAGCGGTGCCCTGCAAGATCGTCTGGAAGATGACCTTCGAGGAACTCCCTGAGGTCACCCGCCAATACATCGCTGTCCGCGCCGCGCGTCTGTTTCAGGCCCGCACCACCGCCTCGGACCTCCTCCACCAGTTCACCAACGCCGACGAGCAGACCGCTCGGTGGGTCCACCAGCGCAACAACGTGCGGGTGCGCCGCCGTCGCTTCCTCTCGGATAGCTCCTCGGTGGCCAACATCCTCGCCCGATAGGAACTGCCATGACCCTCATCACGTCGGCCATCCCCAACCTGATCAACGGGGTGTCTCAACAGCCCGCGACCCTGCGCCTCGCCTCTCAGGCCGAGGAACAATCCAACTTCCTGTCCTCGGTGACTGACGGCCTCAAGCGCCGCCCCGGTTCCCGCTTCCTCGCCAAGGTGTCCAACTCCTCGTGGGATGATGCCTTCCTCCACACCATCAACCGTGACAGGACGGAACGCTATCTGGTCGCCATCAGGGACGGCCTGCTGACCGTCTATGACGCCAAGACCGGGGTCCAGCGCACCGTCAATGCACCGGGCGGCTTCTCATATCTGACCGGGGGAGCGAAGAACTCCTTCCGCGCCGTGACCGTGGCCGACTACACCTTCATCGTGAACCGCGACAAGATCGCCCAGATGGACGCCGCGACCACGCCCGCCCGCCAGAACCGCGCCATCATCAACGTGCGCGCCGGGAACTACGGGAAGAAGTATCGGGTGTTCATCAACGGCATCCTCCGGGGTGGCTTCGATACCCCCGATGGCTCCCAGCCTGCCCACATCGACTCCGTCCGCACGGGGTTCATCGCAGATCGCCTTCATGGCACCCTCTCGGGGACCATCGCAATGCCCGCAGGCACCACCCAAGGGGCTGGTTCCTTCACCTCGTTCACCTACCAGCTTCTGGCCGACACGGTCATCATCACGTCCTCCAGCCCGACGCCCTTCACGGTCACCGTTCAGGATGACACCGGGGGCACCGCCATTGTGGCCGTCGTGTCCAAGACGCAGCGGTTCACCGATCTGCCCCGGAACGCGCCCAATGGGTTCTCGGTCGAGATCGTGGGGGACAACACCTCCAACTTCGACAACTACCACGTCACCTTCGAGTCCGAGGGTTCCGCTGGGGTCTGGCAAGAGAGCGCCAAGGGTGGGGAGCAGTTCAGGTTCAACCCCACCACGATGCCCCACATCCTCGTCCGTGAGACCAACGGTACGTTCACGTTCAGGGCTGCCGAGTGGGCTGACAGAAAGGTGGGCGATCAGGAGCGCATCCCCAACGCCTCGTTCATCGGGCGGAAGATCAGCGACGTGTTCTTCTTCCGCAACCGCCTCGGGCTGCTGGCCGATGAGAACGTGATCTTGTCCAAGCAGGGTGAGTTCTTCGACTTCTGGCGCGACACCGCGACCACGGTCCTCGACACTGACCCCCTCGATCTGGCCGTATCGAACACCAAGGTGTCCATCCTCAACCACGCTCTGCCGTTCAACCAGAGCCTCCTGCTGTTCTCCGATGGCGCGCAGTTCATGCTGCAAGCTGGGGACATCCTCTCTGCCGAGACCGCCTATGTGGCACAGGCGACGGAGTTTGAAAGCACGGCTGGGGTTCGACCCGTGGGGGTGGGCCAGTATGTCTACTTCCCGGTGCCCCGAGGTTCCTTCACGGGCCTGCGGGAGTATTACGTCGAGGAAGGGAACGAGCAGAACGACGCTCTGGACGTGACCTCTCACTGCCCCCGGTATGTGCCCAAGGACATCTTCCGGCTGTCTGCCTCGACCTCCGAGGACTTGGTGGTTGCGATCTCCGCAGCCGCCCCGAACACCCTCTGGGTCTACAAGTTCTACTATGGCGAAGGCGGCAAGCTGCAGTCGGCATGGTCGCGCTGGGACTTCTCGACCGAAGATCGCCTGCTGTCGGCTGAGTTCATCGAGTCCGAGCTTTACCTCACGGTGGCCCGCGACGATGGCACCTACATCGAGCGGCTGGACATCGAGAGCGGTGCGCTGGATGACGAGGCAACGATCTACTACCACGTTGATCGCGGCACCTTCCTCACGGGGGGCACCTTCAACGCCTCGGCAAACACCACCACGTTCACCCTGCCGTTTGCCACCAACGAAGACCTTTGGGTGTTCGTCGGGGGTGGCGATGGGGTGTTCCCTGAGACCCACGTCCCGCCGATCTTGGCCCGCCCGTCGCCCACCACCGTCCTCCTTGCGGGGAATTGGGTGGGCCGGAAGCTGTTCGCCGGGGTCCGCTTCCGCAGCCACTACAAGTTCTCGACCTTGTTCCTTCGCACCCAAGAGACCGGGGGCGGGGTTCTGGCGATGGACGACGGACGCCTGCAGGTTCGCCGCATGTCGGTCAACTTTGCGCGGGCTGGATACTTCAAGACGACGGTGACCCCGGAAGGGCGCACCCCGTCGGTCAGGGAGTTCACCGGGCGGCGGCTGGCAGCCTCCAGCGCCACCTTGGGTCAGGTCGAGTTGTCCGATGGGCGGTTCTCCTTCCCGGTGATGGGCCGGAACAAGGGGGTCTCCATCGAGATCGAGAGCGATCACTTCCTCCCCTGCGCCTTCACCAGCGCCGAGTGGGAGGCAACCTACCACACCAGAGCAAGACGGGTCTGATATGACACAATGGAACAAGTTCCGCCCTTACCAACGGGGCGATGTCCTCAAGGTATGGCGGGACTTGCGCCCCGAAGACCTCAGGGAATACCGCACGATGGGGATGGATGACCCCGTCATCGTCGAGGACTTCATCCTTGGGATACGCCAGAAGCTCACCACTTGGGACACCGAGCGGGGGCCTGTGGCTGTCCTAGGGGTGACCCCCGGAGAGACCCCTGAGGTGGGCTGTATCTGGGCCATCGCCTCGCACCACGCCCTGCCTCGCTGGCGGTTCGCCGTCAGGAACACAGAGGGTGCCCTAAGGTGGCTCTCTGAGGGTTACCTCCTGCTGTCCAACTACAAGGACGCCCGCAACACCCAACAGATCAACTGGCTCCGTCGCCTCGGCTTCGTCTTCATCCGCACGGATGAGAACTACGGGGGCAGCGGGTCACCCTTCCACCAATTCGTCAGGATAGTCCAATGAGCCTGCCCGCACTTATCGCACCCTTGAAGGCTGCCTTCGGGGCCTTGGGGTCGCTCGGCTCCACGCTGCAAGCTGGCCTTGCCCTTGGCTCCACCGCCTTGAACTTCACGGCCCAGAACCAAGCGGCCAAGGCGGAAAGCGCCGCCATCGCAGCCGCCAACGAAGACGCCCGCCAGCAGACAATCTCCGACTACGACCAGATCACCCGTCGTGGCCAGCAAGAGAAAGAGGCTGCCGGGGCCAAGCTGTTCCAAACCTCACTCGACCGAAAGAAGACCGTGTCCCGCGCCGAGGCATCCGCCTCTGAGGGCAACATCGGGGGCCTCTCGGTCACCGCCCTGCTGACTGACATCTACGGTCAGGAAGCCCGCATCCGCGATGGCGTGAACCAGAACCTCGAAGCCACCAAGGCGGAACTGGACACGACCGCAGCGAACACCGCCCGGTCCCTCAAGAACACCCTCGCCACCCGACCCTCGGTCTCCAAGCCGTCCAAGTTTGGTGCCCTGCTGGAAGCCGGGACGGGCATCTATGGGGCCTACAAGGATGACCTTCGCACTTCCGCGAGGGTGAACCGCACCACCAACCTCGGCACCAGAAAGTAAGGAAACCACATGGCCCGTGTCCCTGTGAACATGAACCTCGGCGGCGGTGAGATGCCCCGCCCGATGGCCGCGCCCAGCGGTATCAGCGCGCCTGTGGCAACCGTCCAAGAGACCGGGGCGATGGCTCTGGCCCGCAGCCTGTCGGCCATCCAGCCGGAACTGAACGGGTTCCTCGAAGAGTCCAAGGACATCTACCGGGAACGCGAAGCCAACCGCGCCTACGACACCATCCAAGGGATGACCTACGACGAGGCCAAGGAAGCTGTCGCCAATGGTACCATGAGGGGCACCGAAAGCCCGTGGTTCCGTGCAGCCTTCCAGAAGCAATTCGGGATGGCCCACGCTGCCAACCGCCGTCGCCAGATCATCACGGCCTACAACACCGAGTTCGACAAGCAGAACGGCAACATCGACGAGTTCCTCGCCCGCTTCGCGCAGGAGGACTATGAGGCCTTCGGTGGGTCGGAGTTCATCGCCTCGGGCATCCGTGAGGGAATGGATGGGGTGTTCAACACCGTCCGAAACCAACACGCCGAGTTCCAAGACAGCCAGCTTCAAACCCGCGCCGCCGAGCAGTTCTACACCATCGCCAATGACGCGGTGGCCACGGCTGTCGAAAGCGGCGGGGATGTCAACGCGGCCATCACGGCGGTCACCTCTCAGCACATCGCTGCGGGCCTGATCGACCAAGACAAGGCTGACGCTGCGCTGCTGGGGCTGGCCGAGCAGTATGCCTCGACCGGGGACACCGCGTCCCTTGAGGCTGTCCTGAACGCTGACCCCTATGGGCGCGGCAGCTTCCTCTCGCGTGGCGGCTTCGCCGTCAAGGCACAGACCCTCCTTGAGCAGGGTAAGGCCACCGCAGGGGACAAGTTCCGGGTCGCCAATGTGGAACCTCGGGCTGCCCTTGAGGGTCGCGCTGCGGCTGGCCTGCTGGATGACGGTGACAAGGAACAGATGCGGGTCTTCATGGAGACCAAGCAAATGTCTCCCGACCAGTATGAGTCCCTCGTCATGCAGAACGAGGCAGCGCAACAGCGCCGTCTCATGGACGCCACCGAGGCCAACGTGAAGACCACGCTGCTGGGAAGCGCCACCGATCTCATCCTCGCGGGGCAGGGGGCTGCTGTTCAGGATACCACCGTCACGCTGCCCGATGGGTCCACCAAAACGGTGACCGGGAAGGAACTGCGGGAGACGGTGATCAACGAACAGGTCACGGCCCTCCTGTCGCGGGAAGATGCCTCGGTCGCGGTCGCGGCCCAGCACATGTCCAGTTGGGCTATCGGGGAAACCTACAAGCCTTGGGAGGACAGCCTGTCCACCGGGTATCTGGCCCTCACGGGTGCCCTGACGAAGCCTGACAAGGACGGCAAGGTCACCATCCCCCCGGCAGCCCAGAACGCCTATGGCCTCTGGCGTGAACTCTCCGGGGCTGAAAGCCTGCGGAACCAGCACGTCAAGGACTCGACGGCGGCGGCGATCTACCGTGATGCCGAAGTCCTCGAAGAGATCGGCGGGATGACCCCCGAGGAAGCCCTGACTGCATCCGCCAGCATCGACCGTAAGTCCAGCCGCACGAGCCTCGCTTCGGCGGTGGACCGGGACAAGTTCAGCGATGCGGTGGACGGCTACATGTCTGGTGGCCTCTTCGGGTCTGACCCCATCAACGGGCAGATCGTGAAGACCGCGATTGAGGAGCAGGCCCGTATCTACATGGACCTCAACCTCCCTCAGGACAAAGCCATCGAGAAAGCCATCTCGGCCTTCGAGACCAGCTTCACCAAGGTCAACGGGGTCTACGTCAACACCCGCGACCGCTTCGTCCCGGCTGACATCGAAGGCGTGAGCAACGCCTACGTCGAGGACTTCCTCAAAGCCAACCCCACCTACGACGAAGCCTTCTTCGTCCCCGACCGCAGCCAAGACTACTGGACCCTCACAGATGAGTGGGGTGCCCCGCTGCGGAACGCCCCTCGCATCCACGTCTCGGAACTCTCCACCTACCTCTCTCAGAGGACAATGGCGGCGACCAACGAGGCCATCAAAGAGAACCAGTAAGGAACTCCCATGTCCGATAAACCTGTTGCCCTCCTGAGTTTCATCAGGGGGGCTGAGACCTCACGCGGTTACGAGGACTATTTCCGTGGCTCCGTGATCGCTCCCCCGAAACCCGTCACCCAGATGACCATCCGCGAAGTGCAGGAATGGCAGAACGCCAGCGTCCGCGCCGGGTCCAAGTCTTCCGCCGTCGGCGGCTACCAGATCATCCGCAAGACCTTCAACGGCTTGGTGAGCCGCATGGGCCTCACCGGGGATGAGATGTTCGACACCGAGATGCAGGACAGGATGGGCATGGCCCTGCTGGAAGGCCGGGGATACAACGCTTGGAAACAAGGCAAGATCACCGACAAGCACTTCGCGGACAACCTCGCCAACGAATGGGCTGCCCTGCCCAAGGCCAACGGTAAGTCTGCCTACCACGGCGACGGCCTGAACGCCGCCACGGTCTCCACCACGGACCTCTTCGGTGCCCTCAACGCCGCCCGCAATGGCGAGATGATCGACATGTCCAACATCGCCCCCGGCGACGAGGTCTTTGTCGCAGGTGGGGCAGGGGGCGGCGCTGCCGCAGGGGCCGCTCAACAGACCCGCATGGCTCAAATCCAAGACCCCTCTCAGGTCAACGGGATGAGCATCACTGAGGTTGGCACCGTCCCCGGTATCCGTCCTGTTTCCGATTGGGAACGTCAGGATGCCGAACAGGCTGCAGCCGCAGAGAACCCCGAGGTGGGCTTCATGGAAGCCGCCGCGATGGCTGTCGATGAGCAGTGGGTTCTGAGCAACGCGATGCGCCAGATGGGCAAGGAAGACTTCGCCCCGCAGCCGGGGTTCCAGTTCGACGAGGGCCTCTGGAAAGAGGTCACCGAAGGTCTGCCCTCGGATTACCATGAGGTCTTCGAGGATGCAGTCTCCCCGGCCCACGCAAAGGCCCTCGCTGCGTCCACCCGAGAGTCCTTCAAGAGGGACCAAGGGCTGGCCCAATGGGGCTGGACGGGCGTGGGTCTCCAGATGGGCGCATCCATTGCGGACCCGGTCGCCATCGCTGCCTCTGCCCTGACCACGGGCGTGGGTGCCCCTGTCATCTACGGTGCCAAGCTGACCAAACTCAGTCGGGCATTTCGTGCAGGGACCGCTGCGGCTGCCACCAACGTGGCGCTGGACAGCTACCTGATCTCCCAAGACCCCGTCGGGGAATGGTCCGATCTCACCTACAGTGCAGCCGCAGGGTTCCTCCTCGGGGGTGCCTCGGGTGCATGGGCAAAGTCCCCGGTCGATGCCGAGTTCGCAGATCACATGCGGAAGGTGGAGCGGTCTGGCGGTGTGGTCACCGACCCGGTGACCCCGGCGGCTGTCCCTGATGGCAGCGTTGGTGCTGCCCGTGCGGTGCCGATGGATGTGGCCCCTGAGGCTGTCTCCAAGGCGCTGGACATCGTGGGTGACGCCCCGACCTCTATGTATGGCAAGGCCCGCATCGACGTTGTCGGTCGCCTCAAGCAGTCGGAGAACCCGATCATGCGGTGGGTGGCTGAACGCTTCGACGAAGACGCCGTGGGCAACCGCCCCGGTGTGGTCACCGTCACCTCCGCGATGGAAATCAAGACCCGCGAAGTGAAGAACATCACGACCCGGTTCTACCGCGACTACAACCCCGCCTTCAAAGCGTGGGCGAAGGAGAGCGGGAAGGGCACCCGGCGGTGGTTCGACCCGGCGGTTCGCGCCGAGTTCAACACCCTCGTCGGCAAGGCGGTTCGCCGCCCTGAGGATGCCTCCGACAACGTGCATGTTCAGAAGGTCGCGGCCCGTCTCCGTCAGGAATACGCGGGTCTCATCCAGAAGGGGAAGGAGTATGGCATCAAGGGGTTCGATGAACTGAACACCAACGACACCTACCTGTCACGCCAGTGGAACATCCAAGCTCTGGATGACTTCATCAACTCCTATTCCGGCGGTGCCCTTGGGGCCGACCGGGCTGGTCCCCTCTACAGGATGATTGCCGACTCGATGGTCGAAGGCACCCGCAAGTTCAAGCTGGCCAACCCCGGTAAGACCTCTGCGCTGGAAGACCTCGACGGCACCGACGCCCTCGATCTGGCGAAGGCACTCGTCACCTCCATCCGCGCCCGCAAGTATCAGGCGCTGGACGTGGAGCGCGGGCTGGCAGGCTACAACCTCGACGCCCTGCATGAGATGCTGCTCGACAGCGGCATCAGCACCTCGCGCGCCTCGGACATCGTGGCCAAACTCTCGAAGCCGAAAGACCCGAACACCGGGAAGATCGGCAATGCCCGTCACCGGGTCATCCTCGACGAGACGTGGCGCGACCCGAAGACCGGGATGGCCCTCGAAGACTTCCTTGAGAACGACGTGGAGTCCCTCTTCGGGAGCTACGTTGACAGCCTCATGGGTGAGGCAGCCTATCAGCGGGTCTTCCGCGACCTCCGCCTGCCCAACGATGACGGGGAAATCGACGAGCTTTACGCTCCGAGCTACGAGAGGATGAAGCGCCTCATCACCGACGCGGACAAGCGCCCGTCCGAAGTGGTGAACGCCGAGCTTCGCAACCTCGACATCCTCTACCGGGCACTCAAGGGCATCCCTCAGGAACCCGAAACGGCATGGAACAACACCCTGCGGCGCGTCCGTAGCTGGAACTTCGTGCGCGTGATGGGTCAGCTTGGGGTGGCACAGTTGTCGGAACTCGGCATGGCCCTCGGAAACGGGGGGATGCGGGGGATGATCTACCACATGCCCCGGTTCAGGGACTTCGTCCTTGAGGCCAAGAAGGGGAACATGAGCGATGCCCTGACGGATGAGCTGGAGTCCATCATGTCGGTGGGTCTCGATGTGCTGGCACATAGCCCGCATGTCCGCTTGGACGACGGCAGCGCCGTTTCCTCGGCTGTTCGCGGGGGCAAGGCAACCCGCACTCAGGTGTTCGACTACACCCTGAACAATGCCAAGCAGGCCGTCGCCACTGTCTCGGGGATGACCCACATCAACCGTATGCTCCAGCGCCTCAACGCGCGGGTGCTGACCCAGCGGTTCGTGGATGAAGCCTTCGGGCAAAAGGGCCTCATCTCCCGGCAAGGCATCAACACCAAGCGGTATGAGGCCTTGGGCATCAACTCCGACATGGCCGAGCGCATCAACGAGCAGATCAGGAAACACGCGGCAACGCGGGACGGCCTGATTGGGAAGAAGGTCAAGCACCTCGACATCCAGATGTGGGATGACATCGACGCGAAGAACGCCTTCATCAACGGCTTGAGCCGCTGGTCGCGGCGGTCGGTGCAGGAGAACAGCGCCGGGACGATGCCTGCCTTCATGTCGAAAGAGATGGGGAAGACCATCGGCCAGTTCCGTAGCTTCATGCTGGGAGCCTATACCAAGCAGGTTCTCGGCGGGGTGCGTCAGCGGGATTGGGAGACCTTCTCGTCCTTCCTCGCATCCATGTTCTTCGGTGGCCTGTTCTACGTCGGCCAGACCTACGTCAACAGCGTGGGTCGCCAAGACCAAGAGCAGTGGCTGGAGGAACGCCTGTCTGCAGAGAGCATCGGCAAAGCATCCTTCCAGCGCGCCGGGTTCTCGACCTTCGCCCCGATGCTGATCGACATGGGCGCGGCTCCGTTCACGGACGAGCCGATCTTCGCCTATCGCACCACGGACCTCTCCACGGGCATCTTCGGGAACCCTTCCGTTGACCTGTTGGACAACGCCTCGCGCGCCGTGAAGGGCACCCTCAAGGCTATGGTCAATGAGGACTACGATTTCAGCCAGCAAGATGCCCGGTCGGCCATCAACATCATCCCGTTCCAGAACGCCTTCGTGATCAGGAACGGCTTGGCAATGGCCGTGGGTAGCCTGCCCCGGTTCAGCCAATAACCCACACCCTAGAACCCAACAACGGCGGTCCCCTCTCGGGGGCCGTCGAAGGAGAACTCATGTCCACCACCATCGCCACCTACGTTGGTAACGGCGCACAGACCGACTTCACGTTCAGCTTCGACTATCTCCGCAAGGAGTTCGTCAAGGTGCTGGTCGATGGGGCCGAAGTGCCGTTCACCTTCCACACCCCCCAAACCATCAAGATCATCCCGGCCCCCGCCGTGGACAAAGTGATCATCATCCGTCGGGACACCGACCGTGCCCGTCTGGTGACCTTCGTGGACGGCTCTGTGCTTCTCGCAGGTGACCTGAACGTGGCCCAACTGCAGGCCATCCACATCGCCGCAGAGGCTCTCGACGCCGCCAGCGGTTCGCTCCTGATCGACCAGAACGGGGCATACTCCGCAGGCTTCCGCCGCTTGGCTGATCTGGGTAACCCCACCAACTCCCGCGACGCTGTCACCAAGGAGTGGGCCGAAACGAGCGGAACTTCCATTCTAGCACAAACGATTACAGCCAGAAACCAAGCTCAAGCCTTTGCGAATGATGCCGGAAACGCAGCTTCTACGGCGGTCTCTGGTCGGCTTGAGAAAGCACAGAACGGCGCGGACATCCCCAATAAGCCCGCGTTTCGGACTGCGCTAGGCGCTACCACAGTCGGCGCGGCGGTGTTCACGGCTGCTGATGCGGCGGCGGCGCGGTTGGCAATCGGGGCGCAATCCACAAACCCTACATTCCTGTCCACCCAAGCCACTCAAGACGGCGGGTTTGCGGGCGGCTTGCAGTTGCGGAATGACGGCAGTGGCCAAGCTGCTGTCGCATTCGATGCTAACATTCGCGGCGCGATTGTCGGCGGTCTGCATGTGCAGGACACGGGTTTTTGGGGAACAGCTGTCAGGCTTCTGGCGAACCGCACTGGCGGCTCTGATGGGGATCGCAGGTTCGCGGCCTATCAGGTGAACAGCGACGGGGCGCAGTTTACCGCCCATCAGGGTGCGCCTGCCACCCTGCTCCCCAAATTCGACTGCCGCGCATGGGTGAACTTCAACGGCACCAACGGCTCCATCCGCGCATCGGGCAACGTGTCGTCGGTCGTGCGGAATGGCGTGGGGGATTATACTGTGAATTTCTCCACTGCGATGCCGGATGCGAATTATGCGGTGGCGGGCTTTGCGAATTATGGGCCGGGCGCGGCAACGGCGGGCATCCTGACAGCGGGCAACGGATATGCTCCCCTTGCTGGGTCTGTTCGCATCAGAACCGGGGACAGTGCGACCGGAGTTGGTCAGGACGCGCAATTCGTCAACGTCGCCATTTTCCGCTGAGGACACACCCATGCAAATCATCATCTACCCCAACCCCCTCGGCAAAATCGTCATCGTGTCCCCCGCGCCTGATGCCGACATTGCCGAAGTAGCCGCCGCCGTGGTTCCTGCCGACACCCCGCACCGCATCATCGACAGCGACGATCTGCCGCCCGCGTCCGATTGGCTGTGGAGCGCGACGGGACCTATCGTTGTCGCACCTCAAGAGAGTAACCCTGTGCCTGAGGTCATCTCCTTCTCACAACTCGTGGTGGGATTGGTGGAACAGAAGTGGATTACCCCCGCCGAGGCAGAGGGATGGCTTTCCGCCAACTCCCTTCCGGCTGCCGTGGAGGCCGCGATCAACACCCTCCCGGCCACCGCCCCGGATGGCTCCATGCCCCGCCTTCGTGCCCGCGCCCGCGCGCTTCGCCCCTCGGAAATCCACAGGTCCAACCAGTTGCTGCTCCTCATGGCATCCATGCGGAAGGCGACCGAGGCTGACCTTGACGAGTTCTTCCGGGTCTACGCCGCGATCTGACCCCACAACAGAGGCCCCTTCGGTTAACCCCGGAGGGGCACCCTCAGGAAACCCCAATGACACACCCCAGCCCACAAGAGGCTTCCGTCCTACTCATCCTCGGTGAGGTGAAGGGGGACGTGAAGAACATCCTCAAGACCCTGACGGCCTACGACGCCCGCATCAACGCGGTCGAGGACGCCTCAGACGCCCGCTTCTCCAACATCGAACAGCGCCTCAAGACCCTCGAAGACCTCAAGCTCCGCATCGGGGCCATCGCCATCGGCGTGGGTCTGGCAGCCGGGTTCTTCGGTCAGGCGACGTTCCCCACCATCCTCAAGCTCATGGGAGTTATGTGACCATGTCGCGCGCTAAAGACGACCTGATGGACCAACTCCACCTGATCACCGCCGAGACCCTCGCGGACATCATCAGGAACGGGGTGGAAGCCATTGATAAGGAAGGCAATGCCGTCCGTATGCCTGCCCCCGCCGCCTACATCGCCGCCGCCATCAAGTTCCTCAAGGACAACGGTGTGACGGCAGAACCCGACAGTGACCGCCTCAAGAACGCGGCAGGTGCCGTATCCGATCTCCCCGTCTTTGACGAGGAAGAACACGAAGATCGGCCCACCTACAACTGATCTGATCTCTCAAGACTACCCCATAACCCTCGCTTCGGCGGGGGTTTTTTCATTCAGGACACCCCATGCCAACACCGAGAAGCGCCGAATACGGCATCCCGCCCCATGAGCGCCCCTCCCGTTTCACTTACCGACTTTGGAATAATGCCCGTCAGCGATCAGCATCCGCAGGTCTCCCCTTCTCAATCACCCAAGATTGGGTAGACCAGATCGTCGAGGCGGGTGTCTGTCAGGTCTCAGGCCTTCCCTTCGACTTTCAGCGAGGTTCCGGGCGCACACGCCCCTTCGTCCCCTCCTTAGATCAGATCGAGCCGGGGAAGGGATACACACCAGAGAACACACAAGTCGTGGTCAGTATCTACAACCTCGCAAAGAACAACAACACCCACGCAGATGTGGTCCGGCTTTCGCTGGCCCTATCGCATCCACATGCGGAACATTCCCATGATACCTGAAAGCGATCACCTCCCCCGCCAACAGCGGAGGGCCAAGGAAAGGACCGTCGAGGATACACTTCGGAAGGACTTTAGGGCGTTCCTGTTCCTCGTCTGGAAGCACCTCGGCCTGCCGGAACCCACCCCGGTCCAATACGACATCGCTCACTTCATGCAGCACGGCCCGCGCCGGAAGATGGTCCAAGCCTTCCGGGGTGTGGGCAAGACGTGGGTCTATGCCGCCTTCGTGTGCTGGCGCTTCTACTGCAATCCCGAGTGGAAGATCATGGTTGTCTCCGCGACCAAGAACACCGCCGACGACTTCTCCCGGTTCGTCAAGCGGCTGATCGCAGAGATGCCCCTCCTGCACCACCTGCAGCCCGGTGACGGCCAGCGGGACTCCAACGTGTTCTTCGATGTCGGCCCCTCGCGCCCCTCGAAAGACCCGTCGATGAAGTCCGTCGGCATCTTCGGCCAGATCACGGGTTCCCGTGCGGATGAAATTCTGGCTGACGACGTGGAGTCCCTCAACAACTCTGCCACCGAGGGTGCCCGTGAGAAGCTCTCCGAGAGCGTCAAGGAGTTCGACGCGGTCCTCAAGCCCAACGGTATCATCACCTATCTGGGCACCCCGCAGTCTGCCATGACGATGTATGCCAAGCTCCCTGAGCGGGGCTACACCATCCGCATCTGGCCCGCCCGTATCCCTGATGACCCCTCGGTCTACCAAGGGCAACTCGCCCCCTACATCTTCCGGCTGATCGAGAAGGGGCAACCTGCAGGAAGCTCGACGGACCCCAAGCGGTTCACCGATGTGGACCTTGCAGAGCGCGCCCGGTCGTATGGGCTGGCAGGCTTCGCCCTCCAGTTCATGCTGAACACTGCCCTGAACGATGCCAACAGGTTCCCCTTGAAGCTGTCGGACCTGATCACGATGCCGCTCGACCCTCACATGGGGCCGATGCAGTTGGCGTGGGCCGGGTCTCAGGAGTATTCGGTCGAAGGGGTCCACATCTGCGGCCTCCCCGGCGACAAGTTCTTCCGCCCGATGTTCATCTCCAAGGAGTTCCAGCCCTACAGCGGCAGCGTGATGGCCATCGACCCCTCGGGCCGGGGCAAGGACGAGACTGCCTACGCCGTGGTCAAGCACCTCGCGGGGACGATCTTCTGCACCGCAGCCGGGGGCCTCGACGGTGGCTATGAGGACGCCACCTTGGATAAGCTGGTCAACATCGCCAAGGCGCAGAAGGTCAACGTCATCCTCGTGGAAGGCAACTTCGGCGGCGGCATGTTCGCCAAGCTCCTGCAGTCGGCCCTCAAGCGCGGCCAGTATCGCTGTCAGGTCGAAGAGGTGAACCACTCGAAGCAGAAGGAGGCCCGCATCGCGGACACTCTGGAGCCTGTCATGCAGCAGCACCGATTGGTCATGTGCCAGACGGTGATCAACCGGGACTACGAGACCGCCGCCGAGGCCTCATACAGCCTGTTCTGGCAGCTTACCCGCCTCACGCGGGATAGGGGCTGCCTCCCCCATGACGACCGTCTGGACGCCCTCTCAATGGCTGTGGCGTATTGGGCAGAGCAGATGGCGCAGGACACGGCAAACGCCTTCGAGCGGCACCAAGAGAAGCTCCGCGACGACACCTACAAGGCCTTCATCAAGGAGGTCAAAGGAGGTGCCGCAGGACGGGGCAAATTCACGCGCCCACGGTCCTCTCAGGGTCGCTGGTAGTCCCACCACCCCCAACACCTAACACGCCCTGCACGGCCCTCCTATGGCCCGTGTGGGGCTTTTTTCCAAGGAACCCACCATGACCACCCACCTACACGTCTGGGGCTACGCCGATGGCTGTCCTGCCTGCACAAACCTCAAGACCCTCCTGACCCTCCTCGGGTTCTCTTTCACGTTCCACTCCATTCACCGAGACGGTGCCCAGAGGGCTGCCCTGAGGGACGCCGGGTTCGACACTGTGCCCCAAGTGTTCACCCCTGAGGGGCTGCATATCGGGGACTATCAGGTGTTCAGGAAGGCGGCTGGGGCCGCAGTCGAGACCCTCTCCTCCCCTTCGGGGCAGGTGTAGGGAAATCAATGGGTTACAATTAACCCACACCATAGAGAGAGTGATATGTAAGGTTCCCCTTAAAGGTGACCCTGAGGGTATAGCCTCAGAATGGAGTAGAAGTGGCAGTGAGGGTGGGAGACGACGGCGGTCACGCCGCCCAAGACCCCATCTTCCTGCTGCACCCACACCGTCTAGCCTCAGACTGTTCGACCAGTTGTGGGTCTCCCCCAACCGCAGGGGCACCCTCGGCTCCTCGCGGGCTGACGCCCACTCGTCCCCGAGGGTCAACCCACTCAGGGGTCACGGAATATTTCACCGCACATTTGTGAGACCCAGAGATAGTATCTGCGGCCCGCGCAGTCCCCCCGTGCCCCCCTCCAAAGCACCGCAACGGGCACCGATGGGGCACCTTATGGGGCACCGCGTCACCGTTTCGCGTCACTACCTGCGGAAAACCCCAAGGAAACAAGGGGTGGCAATGGCATATCTAATCCGATTGCAGGCCTAGGGGGCACCGATGGGGCACCGAAAGGGGGGCACCGGGCATGGTTTTTCGATAGGTCAGAAACATTGACCTTGTTTCCCTTGCGATGGGTGATCTGTTAAGCCGCGACCCAAGGGGGGGCACCGCTAGGGCACCGATGGGGGCACCGATGGGGCACCGGGCAGGGGATGGGAGGGGGGCACCGATGGGGGCGGCACCTAAGGGGCACCGATGGGGGCACCGATAGACCGGGCAAGGGG